TCTTGTGCTATAGAAACGTACTGAATAAACTTGTCTACGTCTACATTACCGTTTACAGAAGTAAACTTTACTACGTCATTTCGTGATATTAAAAGTGCTTTTGCCATTATTCCCAGTATTTTCTTGTTGCTGGATTATTCGGTGAATATCCTTTAGTTCGTGTATCTCTTGGCTTTATACTTACAAGCGGTTCATTAGTTACTCTATAACCATATTTTCTTGCTTTGTTTGTGCTTACTTGTGTGCTATCTGCTGCACCAATAGAAGCATTTTTTCTTAAACTTGCATAGGTTCTTCGTTCCCATTTATGGTCACATCGTGCGCCTCCGTGATGCAACCATATACTATAAAAATCGCTTCCAAATTCACCCAATCCAGGATTAACAGGTTTGCTTTCCATTTTTATAATATCTTCTTTTCTATAAACCTTTGCTGCTCTCATCATAGCTTTACAAAACTTACGTTCTGGCGAACCACCACCAACGTACTTATAACGCACTTTAAAGTAAACACCGTCTACTTCTTTGTCTTGCTCACTTGGTTTATTTGGTGCTGCTCTTCCTGTACCTACTAAATTTACAATTTTAGACAGTACACTTTGTTTAGGTTTTAATTCGTTTTCCCATTCTTTAACTTGTGCATCAAAGTCGTCTTCTAAATCATAGTCAACTTCACGTTGGTCTATAAGTTCAAAACCTTCTTGCTCTTCGTCTTCACCCAAGTCTATGAAGTCTTGTAAGTCCTTGTTCACTTCGCTTAATTCTACACCTGTTTCTTCTTCAAGTTCTTCAGTTCCTACTTGCACACCTATTTCTACAAACTCAAGCGGTTTAAGTGTCTTAAAATACAAGTTTAAGCTTATGTTGTTGTAAGCAAGTATTTCGTCAAATGCATCTGTTAGAAGTTCTTGCATTGGCTTAATTACCATATTGTTGAATAGTGCAAAACTGTCTTTTAGTTCGTCTGAATTACTACTAAAACCTGTGCTTGTATTTGCTATTCCAAAAAGTAATGGTGACGTACAATTATGCGACAACATAATTTTTTCACGACATTCTGTACTTAAAGTTGAATACAAGTCTGGCGCATCGTTTACAGGCATTGCGTCGACGCTTGTCTTACTTTCTGCGTTGTTGTTAAAAGCAACTATCAACTTTTCACCGTAAGTACCTGTAAGTTGGTTAAGCACTTTGTTCTTTATCAAGTGTTGTTGTTCTTCGCTTGGTATTCCGTTGTTGAAGTTTACTACCGTACGACCACTAAAACCATTGTTTACTTCGTTGATTAAGTAGCAGCTTATGTCTTCTTCTAAAGCACAATAAGGCAAACCACCTGTATAGTCTACAAGTGCGAAATATTTCATACCTACACTATAAGGCTTTACCATTAATATTTCAAGTCCGTCTTTTGATTCGCCAAAAGCACTAATTCTTTTTGGTGGGTATTTCTTTACGTCTGACCAATCGTCTGAATAATAGTAAGCTTCTATTTTACCTTCTTCGTTACACTTCTCTGGTCTTAATAACTGAACAGGTATGTGGTGTACGTTTACAATCTTCTTACGGTCTTTAGAGTATATAACTTGCATTGCACATTGTCCAAGTAGTTTTAAGTCTGTTACAAGTTGTCTAACGTCTTGCTTTTTGAATAGCGACATCATTACTGCGTAGTCGTTTGGCTTCACTTGTGCGTCTGTAGCGTTTAGACCTTTACCGTATACTAAACGTGTAATGTTGTTTATAATAGCGTTATTCGTTGTGCTATTAGTATACATATTGATAAGGTGATTGTAGTATAAATTGTCTTCACCGTATTCTACCCAATCGTTGCGCTTACTTTCTGTTATTACAGGTGCTTCGTATGTGCTTAATTCTAATAAGTGTATGTTATTACTCATAAATTATAAATTCGTTATTTGAAACGTTAGACGTATATTGACCGTCATTGACTGAATAGTTGACTACTGGCGTTTGGTTCGTGCAGAATATTCTGTCTTTATGTACTGTTGTAGTTCCGTTTTTTAGTGTAAGCTTATAAAAGTTGTTTTCAATTAAGCTAAAGTCACCGTTTACAAAGGTAGCGTTTATTGTATCGTAGTAGTCGCCATTTGTAAAACTTGTGATTGTAATAGTCACTTCTTCGCCTGTTGCTTCGTTCTGAACAAGTAACGTATCGTAAGTTTGGCTTCTTGGAATGAAGCTAAAACTTTGCTCTGTTGCTATTGCTTGAAGTATTACCATACTATAATAACTTAAAAAGTGTAAATCTGTTTTATATTGCAAAGAAAAAGCACCCCGAAAGGTGCTTAATCTACATTATGAAAGGAAGGAAACTTAAGAAGTTACGATTACTGCATCGTCAGTACCATTATTAAATACTGCGGCTAAAGTTGCTTCATCTGCACAATCAATAAAGTTTGCTGGAAGTTCTTCTTCTGCCGTGAACGTTAAAGAGTAACCGTTGAAGTCACCTAACGCTGCACCTGTTGAAATTTCACCAGCAGAAACGTCTGCACCTTGGTCTAACCCCATTAAAAAGAAGTCATCTGTCATACTACGAATTACGATTCTTGGTCTTCCATAAGAAAGTAATTTCACACCTTTTGTAGTCACAACATCTTGTTTTTTAAGATTTGCCACTAAAGTTTGTGTAAAGAAAGTAGTACCGTTATCACGTGAAGAATTTATTGCAGTTGTAAAACTGTTTGTAGTAGACTTCAATTCGAATTTGTATAGGTTTAAAGCCGTTGCCGTGTCAATTGGTGACCACGTATCTATTTCGTCTTCGTGTCCTGTTACGCCTGTATTATAGACAACAGAATCACTATTTAATTTGTCGTAATTGATTATATAAATTGCTTTTATGCCGCTTACCGACGATTTGCACTCTTCAATACGACCATTGCTAATATCACAAGCCATTTGTTTTTAGTTTTATGAACAAAAAAAGGAGAAGGCGCTTTACCTCCTCCTTTAATATAGTTCTGGTTTATATTATGCTCCGTAGTAAATTACGTCTTCAGCAACTCCGATTTGCGCACCAGCAGCCATTCGCATAACTACGCGCACATTGTCACTGCCGTCATAAGCGCTGACATCTATAACTCTTGCTTCTTGCGTGTCTGACAATAAAGAAACACCGTAGTAAAGGTTAGAAACCTGTGCAGCTAACATTCTGTCATTTGCAAGACCTTCTGCCATAAACAACTTAATACCGTCAAATGAAACACCGCCACCGTCAGCATACCACATTGTACCTCTGTTGTCTACACCGTTTGCGCCTGTAGCAGCGAAACCACCTAAAGCACGAACATAAGCAGCCATTACATTTCTTGAAACAAAGATTCTTGTGTCTTCGTGTCCGTAGATGTTAGTTTCTGCGTTTAATGCATCAACAACTTTTCCAAGTTCGTCAATAACGTTTCCAGCGTTTACACCACCAGCAACAGGTGCAATGATGTTAGCAGCTGGACATTGTGCAGCAGCCAATACTGTGAAACCACCGTCAGTAAGACCACCAGCAGCACCAGCAGCACCAGACCAAAGTGTAGTCTCCATTTCAGCAGCAACTTTTCCAGCAACATATCCTAAAAGATAGTCTGAAAAAGATTTTGGTAAGTCTGAAAATTGAGAAGCTCCCATTTCAGCCGATTGCCAAGTATTGAAGAATTGTGATTTACACAACTGCATATTTACTTGTAAGTCGTTAGTTTGTAAGATTTTTTCTGTTAGCGTAACAGTTGAACCAGCAGCGTCAAAGTCGCAAGTTGCGTTAGCTAATAAAGTTGAAGTTGCTACGTTTTGTAGTACCTCTTTGAATTTAACGTTAGGAAGTACAGTTACTCCTCCGTTGTCGATTGTAGACGGTGAAAGTAATGCTGCCGATATGTATTTCGACGCAAAATTTCCCGCATAAGTTGTAGTAATCGTGGGCTCTGCCATTTTTTTTGTTTTTAGTTATTAATTATTTAAAAAATTGTTATTTACTTAATTTTGCAAATACTCTGTCCATTGTAGTTTGTGGTCTGCTTTGACCATACTTAATGTCGTTCGTGTTTGTCTTGTTTTCTGGATTGTGTGCAATAGGTTTAGCAGCTGGTTCTTCGTTAGAAAGTTCAACTTCTTCTTTTGCTTCAGAAGTTTCTTCTTTTGAAAATTCTTCTTTGTTGTTTATTTTAGAAAGATGTTCTACTTCTGCTTTAAGTTCTTCGTTCTCTTTTTTCAAAGCTTCGATTTCACTAAAGAAAGTTTCTTTAACGATTGATTCAACAGTTTTCTTAACAGGTTTTTCTGTAGCCATTTCTTCTTCTTTTTCTTCGTAGTCTTTTTTAACTTCTACTTCTTCTTCTACAACCTCTTCTTCAACGACTTCTTCTTTCTTGATTTCAAAGATTATACCTTCTTCTTTAATTACAAGAATTTCGCCTTCTTCACCGTCAAGTTTATACTCACCTTCTGGCATTGGAATTCTTTGGTCGTCTTCTGTTACAATTACTACTTGAAAACCAGCAGCAAATTCTTCTGCTTCGATTCGTGTTTGTCCGTCTTCAAGACGACGTTCTGCTAACTTAACTTCCATTCCAAGAAGTTCTCTTACTTTGTTTAATATAGAATTATCTTTCATTTTGTTTATTTATTCGTGTTTATTTTAAAAGTTTTGTTGCTTCTTTTAAATATGCTTTACTGTCGGCTTCAATTTTTTGTATATTAGATGGCAAATCTAAGCCTAAATCTTTAGTAATTTTTTTTATTTTTTTTAAATCTTGTTCAATATCATCTTCAAAAATAAATAAGCTTTGACCTAAAAGGCTTTTCGATTTTAAATAATCATTTTTAGCTTTATTAAAAGTAGAAACACCTTTTTTAAATTTGTTTTCTATATCGTCAACAAGACCAAGTTCAACTTTTTCAGAAGCTAACTCTGTTTTTTTCTCTTTAGCAAGTTTGCTAAATACTTTGTTTAATTGTGGATTCATACTATAATAACTTTATTTTAAATTGTTTGTTGCATTTTCGTTTTTAATTCGCTGCTATACAAGCCGTACAGTCTGCATAAACACTAACAGAATTAATATGTAAACCTTCGCCAGTATGTACTTCTGTAACAGTATAACAACCG